TAACAATCTTGCGATAACCTGAACAGATACATTCGTGGCCGACTCCAAAACCTTGGTTCCTGTTGGTGGCATTTGTAACCTTTTGCAACTTAATGAAACGAAATGAACATTTTTAGTCTGTCGCTAGTCGCGCAGCGCGATCGCGAATGACCCATGAGCAGATGGCGTGGGAGTACCTTGATGCCCCCCCTACTTAGCAGACGCAAGCGCCAGCTCCAGGTTGCGAATAAAAATTGGAGTAAACCCGTCTGCTCTGCTGAACACTGCTATCTTGCCAAATGTTCCGAATGGAAACAGTGGCCTATATTGTGCTTCTTTTTTATACATCGCCACCATGCGAATTCTCGGTGAGGTCTTGCGCCCATATCTTTCCCAGATACCTTCGCCAGCAGATGGTTGCCCCTTGGGCACGCCTTTAAAGTATTTCTTCTTGTCGTTGATCATCTTCTGAAGCGTTGCTCTTGGTATGTTCCCATACCTATTGAGCTTGCTATGTCGAGTGCTTACAAGTATCGATCGGTTCTCTGGGAATCGCGTGCCACCTGACACCATGAACGTCATATACTTATGCTGGATTGAATCAACGAATACAGATGAGACGAGGTCGCGCTTGGTTGACTTTCTGTACTTGAACCCTCGCTTGGTGAACGGAACTGCGCCACCCTCAAATGTCTTATCAGCCTTTTCTGGCATTACTTTGCGCGATATGTTTTGAGCCAGCTGATTCAGAGTTTTGCTTGCGGCAAATGGGATCTGCTTCTTTTGAATATCGCTCAATCCCTTGGTAACTTGGTCGATGTTAGACTTTATGCTGATCTGCATCAGTTGATCCTTGAATTGGCTGAAACCCACATTGGTCAGTCTTATAGTTTAAAAGGATAATCGCCTCATTGGTATCGTGATCAAAGTCTATCCAATACTCACACCATCTTACAGCGCATTGGTCGCTGTTTGAACAAAAAGATTTATTTTTATACACCATTGGTAAACGCCTTATCCAGTGAGTGACTTATCCTTTTGATATTTAAAAGATTTATTCCACATTTGTCTAGCCATGCACATTCTTGGGACAAAGTCTTCTAGGAAGTCTTTGATTGTGCTGTTGTTTGTTGATTTACTTTTAAGTGGATCGACGACCCTTCTTCTGTCAAATCGAGTTTGATTCAGGCTTTTGGATGAAACAATTGCACACTTTCTTGAGCAATTTTTGGCTCTATTGTTTTTTGCCAAGAATTCCTGTTTGCAGATGGGGCATGTTTTAGTGATCATTTTTAATCCCACTCCTCAAGTATTTCTATTAATTTGCCGCTTTTAATTATCTAATCTCCACAAAAGCATGGGATGGATTCGTCATCAAACAAGCTGCCTTGATCGCTGGCAAAAACGCGCATCTGCTCATAACTGGGCTGGTCTGACCGGAATCGTGCGCCGATCTTTTTCTCCTGGTCTGCCCACCAGTCAACTAGATGTGGCTGGGCATTGATGATCGACAACTTAATTGATCCGCCTTTGAGAAAACACAGGTCACAGTTTCCCCAGTCGGTCACGCCGCCAATCATCGGCAGATCCAGATTGAAGTTCTGCGTCAGCCAGAAAGCATGGATGTCCGCCTTTGTAATGTTGTCATCAGCAAGTGGGAGGATGTAGCCATCTTTGCCTCGCTGCTTTGCCACCCGTCGCGGCTCATCTGCCCTGATGCCAATTATTGATGCAGGCTCATACATCCCAATGTCTGCCAGGTAGCGATTGATCGGGATCACCTTTAGTTCGGAAGTACAGAATCGCGCCACCATGTTGGGCAGATAGTTTTTGTCAGTTGTCAGTTGATCGAACGGCTCGCCCTCTCTGCTGGCAGTGGTGTGGTCAACCACCCGATACTTCTTCTTCCCAGCATACTCAACCCAAGCAATATCCACCCCCCACTGCTCCCCACAGTCCCGCACGAAGTCCAATGTCTGCGGCATTTCCTTGCCCGTATTAGCAAACACCACCTTGATATGATTAGGCAGGGTGCCACCGTGTGCCTGCAAGACACGCCACAGCATGTATGCTGATGTTCTGCCGCCGCTGAACGAGATTGCAGCTGGCTCTTTAATAAAATATGGATTGTTCATTTTTGTTTCTCAATATTCATTAACTCCATTCCTCAAGTATTTCTATGAGTTTACCTCGCTTTTTAATTGGCATTCCATTTTCGTCATGTAACTCAACGGTTACCCTTGCACCGATCATGTCGCTGCTTTTCATGTAACTTGGCAACTCAAAGCTGCCGACTGTTCCACCCGAGCAGTGGTCAATAACACCAATGTATCTTGTTGTGCTGATCATTTACTTACCCTCCTCGTTGCCATTGGTTTTTTGCGCCTCGGAAGGCTTTCGACGATGGCAGCGCCGAGGCCAAAGAAACAAAATAAAAACAGAAATGTGATAAACAGCTCTTCGCAAGTCATTTCGATTTACCTTTTAATTTTTTAGTGAAAAGTGAATTGGCTTCGGCCATAGACAAACCGTTGCGGCACATTGCTTGAAATTCTGGGTTGGTCATGCGCTGACGAGGAGTAACTACGCGCCAGGTATAGCTGACACGGCCTAGTGAGTAATTGGCGCAACGAATACAAACCAGGGCAGTGCCATTTTCCGTTTCATCAAGCTTGAACCAAGTGCCGACTGTGTTTTGCGCGGTGGTTGTTCTCATTTTCTGTATTCCCTTTCCCGTTGTTGTTGTGATCATTAAACTATAATGATTATTCATCGTCAACAACTTTATTAACTTTTTTGTTTATTTATTTTGGTACACCTTTCTGCCGCACACCGAGGATCACTTTAGTACCCCTCCTAAAGGAGGGGGGTACTTTCGTGACCCTATTTCGGTGCTTTTTGCCCCAAGTGGGTCACTGGGTCACTGTGACCCAAAAGTGACCTTTTGTGACCCTAAATAATGGCAAGAGTTAGCGCCGCAGACCAAGCTGGATCTGTGCAAACCCAGCCGCCAGAATCCTTGACCAGAAGACCTTTATCTCTCAAGTTGGCCAGTGGTCCCTTGTCTTCAATTCCGAGCGAATATTTCTTGGCAGTGCTGTCAGAATGTTTCTGCTCAAAAACTGATCGAGCAAAAGCATTGCTGACGTATGGATTGCCGCAAAAAACCTCACGCCCCGATTCGTGCCACATATTCTCGAACAGCTTTTTATTCGCAGAACTCGCATGATCAATTTTTTCAATCTGCTGGCCAATTTGCAAAACTGCACTTGTGACGGGTTCGCCGTCCTCATCAAGCCAGCCATCAATAGCCTGGCTTTGAAGCTCAACATAAACAGTTGGCGCAATCTCTGCGTCTTTGCTTTTGCGCTGCACAATTTCTATTGGCTTATCCTTTTTGCCTGGCACGATGCTGATCTCTATATCAAGAGCCCCTCGCCATGCGCTTGAGCCCCTCGCTCTATGCTGGGCTTCGTCGCTGACACCAGTGTGATGCACCAGCAAAACAGTGCAGTCAAACTCGGCCATGAGCGCATTACAAGCGTCAAGCATCGTCTTGGCATCCTGTGCGCTGTTCTCATCGCCAGCCAGAAATCTGTGCAAGGTATCAACCACAATCAATTTTGGCGGTATGCTGAGTTGCCGTATGTTTTCGCGCACTCGATTGAAACCCTCTGGCGTGTTCAAATCGCATCCGCTGGAGCTTATCCACATGTCATCAATTTTGGTCGCGTGGTGTTGGGACCAAGCAGCAATTCTTGACCTTAGACCATGATGGCCCTCGCCAGCCAGGTAGACAACTGGGCCGCCATGCACTTTATTGCCAAACCAGCTATCTTTTTTAGTAGCTATGTGTAAGCACCAATCAAGCACCACAAAGGTTTTGCCACCACCGCTGGGGCCATGCACCATAATCAGCGCCCTGTCCTGAATATGGCCTTTGACGATCCAAGAGATTGGCGCTGCTTTTGAGCAATACTGGCTCGCTGGAATTAGCCACTCTGACTTTGGAGGTTGCAGTAAAGCCATCAGATCGTGGCCAGCCTGAGCAAAATCATTCGCGTCCATACCGACGATCGGCGGGTAAACGATAGTTCCGCCATATTTTGCAACGGCCTGCTCTGCATATGACCTACCAACCCCGCTAGCATCGTTGTCTGCCACGATTATAATTGAAGCCGCATCATGCTTTGCTCTGATTAGCTCCGTCACTGGGACCAGATTGGAGGCACTATAGGAGACATATACCATCGCGCCTGTTGCTTCATGAATCGTTGCCGCAGTTGCAAACCCTTCTGCCAGGTAAATTGTGCTGGTCGGTTCTCCCAAGGACCAATAACAGCCGCCGGTTTTTCCGCCTTGGTGATATCTTTTCTCGCCATCTCTGTCTATGTACTGCAAGCTGGCTATCTCTCCATCGCTATACAGTGGGACCATTAGACGGCCATCGCCGGTAATCCTAGCGCCATGCACCTGGATGCCTTTGCGGGCGATATAATCATGCTCAATCGATGCCAGCCCTGCTTGGTCCCATATGGTCTGAACGGTATTTGATGCAACTTCTTGCTTTTTCTTCTTTTCTTGATCTCGAGCAATTTTTGCGTCTGCCATGCGTCGAGTTAACGCCATATTTTCCGCAATTGTTAACTCTCTATCAAGTTCAGCTCTAAAGATGCAATCGATGTCCTGCTTCCAGTCTCCAAAACGCCCCGCCGGTATTCCATCGTTATAAGCTATATACCATGAGGTCTTTTTATGACCAAAACGATGGATGACACCGTCAAGCACCACATGATCAGGAGGCGCTAATCCTGCGTTTGCTATCGCATCAAGCAACTGCTGTTCTGGCGGTAAAGCCTTGATTGTTGTGGGCTTCCATGGTCCGCCCAGAATATTTGTTAAATCTGCCATTAAATTTCCCCTGAAAAAGGCTTGCAATTAAGCACAAAAGTTTAGCATAATGCAAGCATCATCAAACACGAATTGGTCGGACCTGATGAAAACACGAGAAAACATTATGGCTATACAGTTAAAAAGTACCAAAGGTTTGCACGCGCATGGCGTTAAGTTATTGGTTTATGGCCAAGCTGGTGCTGGCAAAACATCACTAATAAAAACTTTGCCGTCACCAGTTGTGCTTTCCGCAGAAGGCGGATTGCTAAGCATAGCTGATGCGGACATTCCTTTCATCGAAATCAACTCGATGCAGACTATTGAGGAAGCTCTCAATTGGTGCGCCAGCTCTGAAGCAAAAGCCTTTCAAAGCGTTGCGCTTGATAGCATCAGCGAAATCGCGGAGGTAATCTTGGGCCACGAAAAGCGAGTAGCAAAAGATCCACGCCAAGCATATGGCGCAATGCAAGATGCGATGGCATATATCATCAGAGCGTTTCGAGACCTGCCAGAGAAACATGTTTTTTTCAGCGCAAAGCTAGAAAAGACGCAGGATGAAATGGGGCGCATTTTATATAGCCCATCGATGCCTGGTAACAAAACTGGCCAGGCTCTGCCGTATTTCTTTGACGAGGTGCTTGCCCTTCGTGTTGAGAAAGATGCTGACGGTCAAACTCAGCGTGCGCTGATGTGCGACTCAGATGGCCTCTGGCTTGCCAAGGATAGATCTGGTCGGCTTGATGCTTGGGAGGCTCCAGATCTTGGAGCGATCATTGCCAAAATCGGTGGCGAATTATGAGTCTTTATGTTGATTGGATTGCTGCCAAAGAAATAGAGCGCGAAGCTGTCGAAAGACGCAGAATCATCGAAGATAAGCTCACTGATGAACTGGCGTTGCTTGAAGCTGAGGGATCAAAAACTATCCGTAAATCAGGATTCTGCATAAAAGTTACGCAAAGATTTAATCGCAGGATCGATTCGGATATTTTGCAAGAAATTGCCGCAGAAAATGGCATCGAGCATTTGCTTGGAAATCTTTTTAGATGGAAGCCGGAGATTGATTTGAAGGCTTGGAAGTCAACGGATGAATCTCTAACCAAACCGCTGCTTAATGCAATAATTACAACCCCTGGAAGACCTTCTTACTTAATTACAAAGGATGAAAAATAATGGCATTATTAGGATACACCATCAGCACGCAAGATATCGTCGAAGACATCAGAAGTTCAGATCCAGTGCCAGTTGGCTGGTATGATGCAAAGATTACTGAGGCTGACGTTAAAGACACAAAGGCCGGCACTGGTCGATACATCAAAGTTAGATTTGATATTATGGGACCGTCTCACCAGGGACGCGTAGTTTTTACCAACATAAACATTCAAAACCAAAACCCAAAAGCTGAGGAGATTGGTCACCAGCAGCTTGGTCAGCTGATGAAGGCAATTGGCATAGATTCTTTGTCTGATACTGATCAACTTATCGGCACTGACCTTGGAATAAAAGTTGCGATCCGCAAATCCGAAGAATACGGCGATCAAAATGAGATAAAAGGTTATAAATCCTTAACTGGATCAAAGCCGCCAGCCCCAGATGTATCCGCTCCATCTCGAGCCACTCCGCCCTGGAAAAAATAATGGCCGAGATTCCTAAACCACTGCACGACATCTGCGCCCTGATTGATAGGGCGCACGAATCTACTACGGAAAAGCCGAGACCCCATCTCGGCTGCTCTGTGGTTGGTCACCATTGTGAGCGATGGATCTGGCTTCTATTTAGATGGTCTGTTATTCCGTCTTTTCCTGGCAGAGTGCTTCGACTATTCAGGCGAGGTCATCTGGAGGAACAGCAAATAATTGGCGATCTCAAAAGAATCGGGATCAAGATTGGCGGAGATCAAACGCGAGTTGATTTTGGCTCCCACTTGTCTGGATCAGTTGATGGCATCATAGAATCTGGAGTTCCTCAAGCACCAAATAAACGCCATGTGGCTGAATTCAAAACGCACTCAAAAAAATCATTTGATGATTTGGTGAAAAATGGCGTTAAAAAATCAAAGCCCCAGCATTGGGCTCAAATGCAAACTTATATGCTTGGCTTGGACATCGATCGTGCGCTTTATGTGGCGATCTGCAAAGATAACGATGCCTACTATACCGAGCGGGTCAAACTTGACCAAGACGCAGCAAAGACTCTTATTGATAAAGGTAGACGTTTAGCATTAGCCGATAGAATGCCGCCGCCAATCAGCACTGACCCATCGTGGTACCAGTGCAAATTTTGCGATGCTCATGACTTTTGCCATGAAACAAAGCTGACAAAAGAAGTTAACTGCCGCACATGCGCCCACTCTACAGCCAAATCAGACAGCACCTTTTATTGTGAGCGTTGGAGCGATTCAATTCCATACGAGGTTCAACTTAGCGGCTGCGAGTCCCATGTCTTGCATCCTGATCTAGTTCCTTGGAAATTGGTCCCAGATGAATCGACAGATATCGTCGCCGTCTTTGACGTTAATGGCACAAGAGTAAAAAATGGCGAAGATCATTTCGCATCAAGCGAACTTATTGCCGGAGGAGATATGTGCGCTGATCCTGGAGTGCAGAAATTGCGCGAGAAATTCAATGGGAGAATCTCTTGAGCTTGAGATCATACCAGCAAAAAGCTCTTGATGAGCTTTACCTGTGGATATCAAAAAACACTGGCAATCCTTGCCTGGTGCTTCCAACTGGATCTGGCAAAAGCCACATCATTGCGCACTTTTGCAAAGATGCTGTGCAAAGATGGCCGGAGACTAGAATTTTGATGGCAACCCACGTCAAAGAACTTATCGAGCAAAATGCTCAAAAGTTGCTGCAAGTTTGGCCTAATGCACCGCTTGGAATTTATTCAGCAGGGCTTGGATCAAAAAACTTGGACATAATCACTTTCGCTGGTATTCAATCGATCAAAAATAAAGGTTCAGAAATTGGCTTCATAGATTGCATGTTAGTAGATGAAGCCCATTTGATTTCCCACAAAGCTGCTGGAGGGTATCGAGAGCTAATCAGTGACCTAAAAATGATCAACCCAAATTTGATCGTTGTAGGCTTAACAGCCACCCCCTACCGCCTAGGTCATGGATATATTACAGACGGCGATGCAATCTTTGATGCCCTCATTGAGCCAGTCACTATTGCTGAACTAGTGGCCGATAAGTACCTAGCGCCATTGCGATCAAAACTAACTGAGCTTTCCTTTGACGTTTCAAGCGTTAAAAAGAGAGGCGGAGAATATGTTGAAAAAGACCTACAGGCAGCGGTTGATACCAAAGACATCAATGAAAAAGTGGTTCGCGAGGTTATCGACTTGGCAGGAGACAGGAGGGCTTGGCTGTTCTTTTGTGCTGGCGTTGATCATGCGTTTCACGTTAGAGACATTTTGCTTGAAAATGGAATTCATGCCGAAACAGTCACTGGAGACACGCCAAAAAGTGAGCGCCGAGAGATTTTGGAAGCATTCAAGCGAGGCGATATCAAGGCGATAACAAACGCAAACGTACTCACCACCGGCTTTGATTATCCAGACATCGATTTAATTGCTATGTTACGGCCAACCATGTCCCCAGGCTTGTATGTTCAAATGGCTGGCCGTGGCATGAGACTAAAAAGCCAGACAGATCATTGTCTAGTTTTGGATTTTGCTGGCGTAGTTTCGGCGCATGGCCCGATCACTTATATAACTCCGCCAGAATCAAAAGAATCAAATGGCGCGGGCCCCAAGGAGGCACCAGTAAAAGTTTGTGACAATTGTCATGAGCTGGTTCATCCATCAACTCGGCAGTGCCCTAGTTGCGGCGCAATGTTTCCAGAGCCAGAAGAAAAAAAACTGGTATTGCGTAATGATGACATCATGGGCCTTTCAAACAATTCGATGAAGATAACGGCCTGGCGTTGGAGCTGTCATGAAAGTCAATCCTCTGGGAAGATGATGATCAAGGTCACATACTATGGTCAACTTTCAGATCGCCCTGTTACCGAGTATATACCACTGCTACACGAGGGATATGCTGGGAAAAAATCGATGGCGTTGATTGCGACCATTTCAAAAAGCATTAAAGTCGAAATTCCAAATACTGGCAATTTGCTTGATTTGTGCAGCGCATTTAATTCTGGGCAACACCCATCTCTTGTTGAGTTTACGAGAGATGGTCGATTTTATAGAGTAACCAGGAGGTCTTGGGATGAGTAGACATGCACCGCCAGCGATCGTGATAGAATGGCGAAAAGAACGGCTAATACCTAAATGCTGCCACACTTGTGAAAATTACACTCAGGATGGAATGTGCCAACAACACCAAGAAAGCCCCCCAGCAGAATTCGCGGCCAGTTTAAATCAGTGCCAAGACTGGTTGATGGAAATACCGTTTTAATGACAGAGCATGAAGTTCAACGAGAATTTATCAAATGGTTTAGGCAAAATTTCATAAACATTCGCATTTTTGCAATACCAAATGGCGGATATCGTAGCAAGATTCAAGCGATGAAATTAAAAGCAGAAGGAGTATCAAAAGGAGTGCCGGATCTTTTTTGTCCAGAGCTTTATCTTTGGATCGAAATGAAGCGAGAAAAAGGCGGCATTGTATCTCCAGAGCAGCGTGATTGGCTCAATTATCTTGCCGAAATAGGTTATGCAACTATTATTGGTCGCGGCCTTGATGATGCCAAAAAACAGGTTATTGAGTATATGCAATCTTGCGATCACATCAAAAAATAATTACCTGTTCCTATCTTGAGATTCTTTTTTCAGCTCAGACTCAATCAGCATGTCAATGTAATGCCGAGCTTTTCTTAGATCTTCGATGCCATTTTTAAACTTGTAACGGCAAACATACTTAATAATATTTCCAACAATGTAACCCAAGTCATTGATTGTTATAAACTCGACTGGTTGGATTGCCATATTTTTATAATGATTTCCGCCGACTTGATCATCTAATGCGCTCATTTTCGCTCCTAACTATTGAAATGTCGCAAGTAGCTCTTGCCACCTCGCCATGATCATGATGATGAACTATCGCCACCATATCCCTGCCTGATCGATATCCTTGGCCTTGGTGCCAAGAATCGTTTCCAGCCAAATTTCTAAAGGATTCCCAGGTTGCGCCAGTCAACTCAGCCCGATTGGTTGAATGTATGTGACCCGTATACCAATAACGCTTTGTTGATTTTCCCCAGTCTTCAGGTTTGTCAGCCGCCATTAAAGCATCTAACCCAGACCCTCCTCGCTTGATAGTGTCGCCATGAGTAATGCCGATCAGAACCTTACCAAAACGAATGTAATGATGTTTTGCTGCCGTGTCCATTATGTTGACTCGAGGCTCGTTTCGATACCAGGCTTTCAAGCATAGCGCTAACATAATGCTTGAATGCTCATCGTGGTTGCCGATTGCATTATAAACGTCAACGTGCTTGTGCTTTTTTCTAGCGATGTCTATACAGTCAACCATCGCTAAGATACCAAGCTCAAGAACTCTCGCCCATCTCGTGTCAGTATCAAGCACATTTCCAGATTTTGTTCGACTGTTGGCGTTATCTGCATGGAAAAAATCGCCAAGATTTACAATTATGGCTCGCTCGCTTGCTGGAGTATTATCGCTCAAATATTGCATTGCGCTTTTTAAGTCACTGCGGGCAATATCCACGTCAAAATCTTCTCCAGATTCCTCAGCCCAAGCATACATACCGACATGCGGATCTCCCATTGGATAGACGCACAATAACTGATCGTTTGAAAAAATTGGCGGCTTAACTGGATTAACTGGCTTTATATCGTCGGCAATTGTTGTTATTGCTTCTCGCAGCATTTCAAGTTGCGCATTCTTGTCTGCGTTAGTCTTTACCCATTGGAGTCGCTGGGCTCCATCAGCGTCATACAACGTGCTGGTGCCTTTTAAAACCTGACCTGGTGCTGTCGCATGGGTTAGATCATACTCTGGAGCGTAGCCATTTAAAGCCGCATATTTTCTGATCCTGGCACATATATTCCGAATATTTCGTTCTGTGATTTTTAATTCTTGAGCGATTGATTCGACTGTTATGCCTTCGATCCGCATTTGACAAACTACGGTCTGCTTTTCAGTTATGCAAAATTGTAATAACGATTTCCAGTCGTGCATTTTATTGCCCTGCTAGAATAAACTCATCGATTTTTATTTTGAATATTTCGCAAAAACTCAAAACTATAGATAATTTCAAATCTTGAGATTTGCGCCATCGGCTTAACTGCTGCGGAACAACCCCAAGCATTGCAGACAATTCATTGCAGCTTATTGATTGTTCGGTTTGGAATTTTTTTATGGCTTTGCCAGTGTTCATAAACAACCCCCTCAACTAAAAAGTTGATTGTACGGGATTATTTCTTTTGATACAATGTAATTGAGGTATCCCCTGCCTTGCCCGATTCGTCGGGCTTTTTAATTAAGGCATCCATCCCTGATAATGATCTCTTCTTTTTCAAGCCCAGCCGTCATCAGGTAAAAGTTTTCAATCGCTTGCTTGCTGCTTGATACGCCTTGCAGCTGAGGAAAT